ATATTCTTTCACCATACAGTCATTACTAAACTGAAAGTACAACTCTTTTAATGTATTCATAGGTAACTACTTAGAGACTTAATAATCATTTATTTAAACATCAATGAATATATAAACTAAATTAAACCAATTATGACTATAGAGACCAAAATTAAAAATCTTTTAGGAGACAAACATGATCCTTCATGTGATATAGTAATTGATCGTATTGTTATCTATTATAGAATATTCCAGAAAGCATCAAAAAGTGTTGAAGCAGATGGGTATAGAATCGTTACTGCAGGTGAAACTGGTAAACCAATTCCTAAGAATGCAAAGTATCATATTAACTCTGCATTTCCTATTATGAATGAATGCGCAAGACAACTTCGTCAAGATTTTGAATTATTAGGAATTTCAAAAAGAGGACAAAAACTTGATGTAAATAAAAAAGTTGAAAGTACTTTATTAGCACAATTTAATAATACTAATGACAATTAATGAATCAAAAGAAATTGCTCGTTATGTTGATAAATGTTGGGATAGGTTATATGAATATCAAAAAGGTGTAACTAATGGCACAATCATTACTAATAAGTATATGAAAAATGTTGTGACTTGGTTCAAAAACACTCCAGAATATGAGATAAAAACAAAAAAAATAGATCGTATTTTTAGATTCTTATATCTTGTCAATATAGTTAATGATAACAAATATGAACGTATTGAATTGATGCCTTGGCAAGCATTCTATTTAGGTATGATTTTTGGCGTGTATCATAAAGATACTGATATGAGAAGATTTAGTGAAGCCTTCACATTCATAGGACGTGGAAATGCAAAGACAACAACAGGTGTTGCTATCGCTTTATATTTTCTTTTAGGATTTAATCAAATATCGCCTGAAGCCTTTGTAATTTCTACTGTTGAAAATAGATCTAAAATAATAAAAGATTTACACGCAATCATAATGCATTCACCTGAACTACACCAATATGTTCATTTTAATAATGGTGCTGTAATGTTGAATAGTTATGATTCTAATATCAAAAGAGGAGAAAGACCAATTAAACTTGTTGATGATGTAGGAACTATAAAAGTAGTTCCAAATAATGATAAAAAAATAGATGGTGCAGCACTTGTTCTTGCATTTATTGATGAAATCCATTTATTGAAGGATGAATTAGTATACCAAAATGCTCAAAAAAGTGCAGATAAAAGAAGAAATTCTTTAGTAATGTTAATGTCTACAGCAGGCTATTTAACGACCGGTTTTTGTGTTGACCTTGTAGATAGAGCAAAGAAAATTGCAATGGGAAAAATTAAAAATGATCATTTCTTACCGTTCTTATTTTGTTTAGATGAGGATGATGACAAAAGTGATATTGAAAATAAAGAAATATGGCATAAATGTAATCCTTCATTAGGGAAAACAAAAACTATTAAGAATATGGAAAAATACAATAACAATGCAAAGTATTCTCCAAAAGATAAAGCTGACTTCATAACAAAAGATCTTAATATGTTTATTGACTATAATGAAAGTGAAGTCTTAAGTGCAGAGGATCTTCTAAAAGCATATTTACCTGTTGATTTGGAAAAATGGAAAGGAAAAGATTTGTATTTAGGGTTGGATTTAAGTAAAATTAATGACTTATCATCATTAGTATGCTTATTTTATGATGAAATTGATGATAAATGGGAAGCATATCCTTATTATTGGGTTGGAAATGACTCAAAATTAATGGCAAGAATCACTGGTGTTAACTTAAATGAATGGATAAGTAAAGGTTATATCACAAAATGTTCTGGGAAAACAATAGATAATGATTTGATTGCTGCTAAAATTAAAGAATTAGGTGAGCAATTTAATATTAGAGGTATAGGATATGATCTCATGGGTTGGAACGAATTTGAAAAAACATTGGAAGATATAGATTGTGGTGTTAGACATAAAGTTTTACAATGGGCACTACATATGAGTGAACCTCTTTCAAAAATAATGATGTCAATACTTTCAGACAAACTTAAATTTAGTGATAATCCAGTAATGAAGTGGAATTGGAAGAATGCAAGAATAAGACAAGATAGAAATGGAAATTATAAAATTTGGAAAAATGAAAGTAAAGATCCTGTTGATGGAGCGGTTGCTTTGAATGATGCAATGGCTTTATATTATCATCTTAATTTTAATCCTAATCTTTTTGTATATTAAACGAATAATCAAAAAACAAATGAATATATAAAATAAACAATTAAATATGAATATTTTTAAAAGATTTTTTACTCCTTCTTTCTATAATAATCAACCGGTTATGGTAACTCATCAGTCTCTTGCCTATGAACTTAATGTATATGATAATAAAAGTACTAATACTGCAATCAATATATGCTCTCGTATCATTGCAAATACAGTTGCAAGTCTTCCAATTAACATTTATCAGGATGTAGATGGATTTAAAGAAATTGTAAAAAATGACTATAGACATAAAGCTTTACATTTTGATCCAAATGGTTATACAAATCACTTTGATTTTTGGTACGTGATGGAAATAATTAAGCAATCAAAAGGGAATTCATTTGCATTGATGCATAGATTTACATTTCCTAATAATACAAAATCAATTTCTTTAGAATTTGTTCATCCAAGTAATCTTATTGGAAAACCAGAATTCGTTAAAGGTTTCTTAAAATATAAATTCAAAACACTTGAAGGTGTAAAAACATTTGACGCAAATGATGTTATTCATTTTAAGAAAGATTCTGAAGATACTATAATGGGAATAAGTCCTTACGTTATCTTAAATGAAGAAGTAAAACGTGCATATTTAGCGAATAAAACAGTGAATAATCATTATGAAAATGATGGTAAAGGACAAAGATATATTGAAACAGTTAGGGCAATTGGTGATAATACAAAATGGGAGAAGAGATTTAACGATTTTAGAAAAGAAACCGGTGGTTCATATTATAATGAAAAAGGTGAGTTAGTTCCAGGTAATTCTGATAAAATGGTTTCATTTCCTGGTTTGCCTGGAAATACTAAAATTCAAGATATTCCAAGTGATATAAATGATGCTCTTTATTTAGCAACTATACAAAATTGTGATCTTAAAATTGCAGCACATTTTGGCATACCACCAAATTACTTAAATATACTTCAAGCTCAAAAGTCCAGTGATATTGAAAATCTTCAACTTGATTTTAAGTCATCCACTATTCAACATATTTGTACATCAAATCGAAAAGAATTAGAAATGAAATTCTTAACAACAAAAGAACGAAATAATGGTATGAGTATTGAATTTAATTCAAAAGCTAATTTAGAATTATCTCTTGATGCAAGAATGAAAAGTTATGAAAGCTTAAAAACTACAGCAGGTATGAGTATGAATGAAGTTAGAAAACTTGAAACAATGGCTCGAATTGAAGGTGGAGATGAACATTATATGTTTGAGCAAATGACAACTTTAGGAGATATAAATAAAGATGTAAGTACAAATTAAATGAATATATAAAATAAACATATTATTATGAAAAATAGAATGATAAATTTTGATAATATCATTATTGATATTAAAGAAGAAGATGTTAAAAGAATTCTTAAAGAAAATAAAAGATCTAAAACTTATTATGGAATTGATATGACATCTGAAGCTGACAAAACAATATCCTTAAAAAATAAATCAAATAAAGATGATGAATAGAAAAGAAAGACGTTTTTCATATTCTCCTACACAAAGTAAGGAGTATAGAGCTCAAATTACTGGTGGTGATGGCTCAAGACATATTAGAGGTTATGGAATTGTATTTAATCAAAATAGTAAAATTATTACTGAATGGGTTAATGAAAAAGAGGAATTTCGAACTTTCTATGAAACTATTTTACCTACAGCATTAGATGATATATTAAATAATGATTTTGATGTTGTGCTTGATATTAATCATATGACTGACGAAATTCTTGCAAGAATCGCTTCAGGAACATTAACATTAACAAAAGATGAAAAAGGTATAATTTATGATTGTGATGCACCTGATACTGCACGTGGTGAAGATGCTTTACAAATGGTACAAAGAGGAGACTATTATGAATCATCTTTTTGTTTTGGTATTGCTGAAGATGGTGATGAATGGGTATTAGATAAAGAAACTGGAATATATACAAGGACAATTTCAAAAATAGAAACACTTTTTGATGTAGCAATATGTACATATCGAGGTGCTTATGATAATACATCAATCGAAAATGTAAAA